AATTTGTAGACTTGATTAGTGAGGGTGAAATTGAAGGTTTGGTTAATGGTGAAGAAAGTGTCTACTTCAATAATATTCCAATCCGTGATGGAGAAAATTCATATAACTATCAAGGAGCATCATATGAATTTAAACCAGGATCACCAGATGGTGTTTCATTAAGAGATTACCCAACTTCAGAATCAGAAATATCAGTTGATATTCATATTGTTAAAACAGTAGGTTCAATAGTAAGAGCAATCACAGATACAGATGTTGATGACTTAAGATTAACATTTACAATTCCTTCATTATTCTCAGTTAATTCAAAGAATGGTGATATTCAGAAAACATCTGTTGCATGGAATGTTGACATCCGAACTCAGGGTGGGCAGTATATAAGAGCAGCTACAATTTCTAAATATGGTAAATGTATTTCAGCATATCAAACCGATATACGAATAGATCAATTATCAAGATACTATGGTCCTGGTCCTTGGGATGTTAAAGTAACAAGAGTAACAGATGATTCAGAGTCAAACAGTTTACAGAATGATCTTTATTGGTCAGGTTACACTAAGATAATAAATAGAGTATTAATATATCCTGATACTTGTTTGATAGGTGTTACAATTGATTCACAACAGTTTGGTTCCAGAGTACCTTCAAGATCATATGAAGTGTATGGTATTCGTTGTCAAATCCCATCAAACTATAATCCAGTTGATAGATCATATACGGGCGCTTGGGATGGTACATTCCAAAGATCATACACTAATAATCCTGCATGGGTATTATATGACCTTGCTAATAATGATAGATATGGACTTGGTTTAGATGCAAGTAATATAGATAAATGGGGACTGTACACTATAGCTCAATACTGCGATCAATTAGTAGATGATAGCTTTGGTGGAACTGAACCAAGATTTACATTCAATGGAGTACTACAAACAAGAACAGATGTTATTCATGCATTGAATATGATCTGTTCAAACTTCAGAGGTATGCCTTATTGGGCAGGTGGTCAATTAAGAGTATCACAGGATTCACCTAAAGATTCTTCTAAGTTAGTTACTGCAGCAAATGTTATTGAGGGTATGTTTACATATTCATATTCTTCTATTGATAATAGATATACCATATGTAACGTATCATGGAATGACCCTGATAACTTTTATAAACTAACTGTTGAAGCAGTTGATGATAAAGAGGGTCTTGCAAGATATGGTTATAGACCTTCTGATGTTACAGCTATTGGTTGTACGAGTCGAGGTCAAGCATATAGGTTCGGTAGATGGTTTCTATATACCTCATTAAATGAAACAGAAACTATTACTTATAGAGCCTCATGGGATCATGCAGATGTAATGCCTGGCTATGTTATCACAGTTATGGATAATCATGAAGCAGCTACAAGAGCAGGTGGAAGACTTGTATCAACAACTGCAAATACTGCAACACTTGATAATGGAGTTGAACTTGAAATAGGGCAAACCTATGCTATGACATTTATTGATCCTGATGGAACATTAGTTGAAAGAGATGTTACTACAGTTCCAGATAATCTTGAACATGTAACAGTTGATTTGGGTGGAAGTTGGCCTGGTGATGAACCTCAAGTTGATTCAGTTTGGATTCTTTCTGCATCTAATGTTAACCCTGTAGATTACAGAGTCGTTACTTGTACTGAAGTTGAACCGAATATATTTGAAATTACAGCAGTAATTTATGATCCTAATAAATATGCAACTATTGAAGATGGTAAACTATTTGCTCCTATACCAATCACAAAAGTACCAAATGCAAATACTCAATTAGCTCCACCTACAAACATTCAAGTTGAAAAATATACTTATGAAGATACAGGTGGAATATCTGAGCGTGCAGATAGAAAAACAGGTGTACTACTTTCATGGACGCATACAAGAGATACTCGATTCCAAAACTATGAAGTTCAATGGAAGACTTCAACTGGATCATTTGCAGATAATGAACTAATAGAAACAACTGACAATCAATATGATATAAAACCTTTAGAAGCAGCTGACTATACATTTAGAGTTCGTTCAATTGGTATGACAAGAGAATCTGTATGGTTGACTCTATCAGAATACACAGTTACAGATGTTCCTAATGCTCCACCTAATATAAATGGACTACAAGTAAAAGGTGGTGGACTTGAATGGACTGGTAAGGATTGTGAAATTGAATGGGATGCAATGGTATTAGCAACTGATACTTCAAGTCCAATTATCTATGATTCAACAAGTCCTACTCATGCAGCTCCATTTGATTCAGAGTTGACAAAGATTAAAGATTATCAAATTGAGATCATGACTCAAGCTGATGTTCATTTGAGATATGATTTTGTAACTGAAAATTCATATAAGTATTTATTCAACTTCAATCAATTAGATAATGGAACACCAATACGTAATTTGAAATTTAGAGTATGGGCAAGGGATATTTTTGATCAACTATCAAACTCTCCTGCGGTTATAGCTCCTGATAATCCTGCGCCTGATATGGGTGGATTGATTCCTACAGTTACAGATATATTTACAGGACTAAAAGTTGATTGGTCTTCAATTACTCCTTCTGATACAGACTTGGCACAATTCAAAGTATATTTAGATAAAAGTAATCCTCCAACAACAATAGTAGCTGAGGTAGGAAGGAATACAACATCATGGACTGAACCTGGTCTAACTGCAGAAGATACTTATAGAGTACAGATTGAACCTTATGATGAGTTTGGTGTTGGAACTAAATCATCAGTTTCATCTGGTGTACCATTAAAGATTGCAGCTGGAGATATTGATGTTGAACTTCAATCAAGACTAACAATCACAGATAGTTATGATACAACAGGACTATCAAATTTTGAATGGATGTTTGATCATAAAACTGATCTTGGTGTTGCTTCTGCAACATATGAATCAGGTGATTGGATTAATGTTTCATTCCCAACTCAACAGTTAGTTGATAGAGTTTCAATATGGGCAGATAAAACATTTGACTGTTACTTTGGAATTTCAAAGGATGGTGGAACTACTTGGGAATATTTTGGTGGTGATAATGATGCTTCAGGAAACCTAACTGCTGGTGTATTGACATCTTATGGTTCAAGTAAGGCATCAGCTATTACTAACAAATGGACTGCAAATGCTGCAGTTTATGCTATAAACATTGCTAGATTTCCAAATGGATTAGCAATGACAGATAGTAGATTCTTTCTATTAACAAATTCAACTCTTATGACAGAGTTAATATTCACAGATCAAGTTATTGCTGAATGGGTTGTAGCGGCACAACTATCTGCAATCGCTGCTGATATTGGAACTATTACAGCAGGAGAATTGTACAGTACAAATATATCAGCAACAAAAGGAACTCATATAGATTTGAATGGCGATGAAATTGTACTTGGAGGTCTTGTAGATAGAAAGATTGTCCTTGATGGTACAACTTCAACTATTGCAGTAGGTACTGGTGGAACAATTGCTATTGGCGATTCTGGTGTAATGACTATAGGAGATGAAGGAAAACTTTTAATTGGTGATGATGGTTTCATTAGACTTGGAAATAATCTCCAACTTGATGAAGTTCTTAATGAAGATGGAATTGGAGTTGGTCAAATTACAATTTCAGAAGATACAGCTTTATTACCAAGTGGGAAACTTGATCTTACTGGTGCAGATTATCTATTGATTAATGAAGGCGGTATCTTTACATATTATTGGGATCAATCAACTACAAGTCATGCTGAATATTTGAATTTGGTTAGACTGGAATCAGGGACTGCAAATAATAATGATACAGTTAATATTCCTGGTTTGTTTAAAGCAGCCCCAACTGTAATGATTTCTCCAAACTTAATCAAATCATATGATAAGAAATATCCTGAGAGAGATCAAACTTTTAGACTTGAAGTATTAGATCTTCAACCAACTGGAGATTTTAAATGGAGTTTTAGACCAAGAGCAACTCTTGAATTAGCTGGAGGTGTATTTTCAACATCAGGAATTGAAGAAACTGTAAAACATACTTCTGGAACTCCACGTGTAATTTATAGTAGTCCAATAACATTAAGAGATAATACAAAAAGATTATCTGTTTCTTATTCAACTCATTGTATTTCAACGCACATATATCATATTTATAGTGGTGGTACTGTAACTAAAGGTGGTCCTTGTACTTGGTATGCAAACCTACAATGGAGAACTTCTACTGGTGGATGGACATCTGCAAACTCATCTGGACTTATTGGGTATAGTAAAA